AAGTTGACGCCGATGTGCTTCTGCGACGAAACGGTCAGGGTCGTGTACTGTTCGTTGTCGTCCTGCACCTGAAGGGCAGCGCCGTCCGTGACCAGAGCGCGGTCGGGCAGACGGATGCGCAGGGTCGAGCCGATCTTAGCGCCTTCGACGGCGAAAGAATCGTCATACTGACGGTTAACGGTGCGGGTCAGGACAAGATTATTCTCAAGGATCTCAAGAGCCTTGCGAGTAATCATATCAATAGTAAGAAGTGAGTTAGACATTCTTTATCTCCGGTTTTGCGCTTCCCACTTCTTGATCTGCCGCTGCCGTTCCGCTTCAATCCAATCCGACGTTGACATTGACTTTAGTGACCGGGGGTCAGTCGTGTCATAACGCGGGCCTGAGTTTGACCGGGTAGCCGTGACAGGAGCAAGCGGTGCGGGCGCTGACGATGTGCGCTTTGTCGGTGGATTAGCCGCCAAACTGGCTTCAATCTTACCGATCTCCTTCGCCTGCATCACGGGCGGTAAACGGGATATGCGGCTGGCTTCTTTTGGATTGGAGCCAAGGTAATAAATTACCTCCGGCCCAATATCCGAAGCCTGAATCGCTTGAGCCATCACGTCAGAGACGGGGAGGCTGGGGTTATACGCGACTTGTTCAAAGTCTTCGTATTTGTCCCGCGCTTCCTCTTCCTTGTCGCGATACGTCTCTAAGATCGCCTGCTGCTGCTGTGCGGCCTCTCGCTGAGCCAAAAGTTCTTGAGCCCGGCGCTGCGCCAACGCTTCCGCGTAGTGCTGTGCGTTCTCAAAATCATCCGGCGCAGGTGGAGGTGCAACCGGCTGTCTAGCCTGTTGCTCCGCAAGCCGCTGGGCCTGCTCTCTTTCCCATTTGCGCTGTTCGCGTGCTAGGCGCTTGCTGACAATCGCGTCCAACTCTTCTTGAGAGAACGATTTTGTCTGCTGCTGTTCCTCCGGCGTCGATTCAACAGATTCCGGTGCTGCCGTGGCTTCCGGTTCCGGCGCGGGGCTGATCTCCGCTACAGCCTGTTCGTCTTCCATTTTCACCTAGCTTTCCGGCCAGTCGGTTTACAAAAATTACTCTGCTTCCGCTTTGTCGTCAATAAGACCCTTACCAATCTCTTGGATCTTAGCCGCGAGCGGCAGGGCTTCATTGGCAACCTGAAGACCGCCGGCCTTTGTAGCGATGTCGAGCAACTGTAAAAGTTTATTCAGTTCTTCTACTGTAAACATAACCTTCTCCAAGGTTGTCGGCCCGGTGGAGAACTGGCGCGAGCCGAGCCGACCGCCTCTCGCGCCAAGCTGATTAGGCCCAGGGCAGCGGAGGGCTGACCACGGGCGGATTGATCTGATTTTCGATCTGCTGGTCGAGCGCTGCGACCTGCGCCGCAAGCGTTTCAGGGCCGAAGGCTTCCTCAAGCCAACCGATAACCTGCGCTTCCGTCAGATCGGCATAGGGCGTGAACGGCGCTTCGGCGTCGAGCGTCACGCCCTGAGAGCCGTAGATGTCGGCGGTATAAGTGCCATCAGTCGCCTGACGACGCCAATGAACGGTGAACACAACGTCCGTGTGGCCGTCCTGCTGCGGGTATGCGTCGAGTTGGGAGATTACCCAAGTGTAAGTGTTAGCCATTGATCTTTCCTTATGCGTTTGCGATAGTCGTAACGGTTCCAGAAGAACCACGGTATTTCAGAGCGCCAGCTTCAACATACAGAACACCACCGCCAGTTGGGTTAGCTGTTGGCACTGTTGCGTTTGCTAGATGTATGGTTTTAGCTGAGCTAGTAGCTATGCTTGTCATGCCTATTAGTAAATTTCCAGCACTGTCGATGCGGGCGCGTTCTGTTGGAGCGGAATTTGCGGCGGCAGATGTCCCAAAAGCCATGAAACCGCTGCCAACATCTTGAAGAATATACGATGTGTATTGAGCGGAGCTATCTACGGTTGAAGCTTGAAAGTTATAGTTTGCGCTCCAATACTGCACGTCGCCAGATAAGCCTACAGCACCAATACGAGTAGCGTAGTTCCAGCCAGTCTGAGCCAGTCTAATGCCACCGGCATTACCCGTTAGGTAAGCTAATGACAATGTTGCAACGGGCGAACTCGTCCCGATACCCAACCGGCCACTTGCATCCAGCGTCATCGCCTGCGACCACGCAACAGCAGAGCCAGCAGTTCCGTTAGTGGATGATGTATACCAAGAGTGTGCGCCGGAAATCTGCATGTAAGCAGATGGCTTGTATCCAGTGAATGAGGAAAGCCAGCCACCATTATAGTAAATATTGTTTCCCACGACACCATAGTCACCAGCGCTTGACAGGGATAAGTTAAGTGCGCTCGGCCCAACCTGAATTGCTTTGAATGTCGCCCATGCACTCGGCGTGACACCCAGTCCGAGGTTGCCGGCTGTATCAAATGTGGCAACAGTTGCCGCACCCGTTCGTATGACAAAAGGATCGGCGGATGCTGTTCCCACGCCAGCAACATTATTCGCGGCGTAAAAACCCGCAGCAACAGTGTTTGCGCTATCTTCAATAGCAATAGGCCAACTGTCAGTTGATGTTCCGGTAACTCTTAACCGCTCGCTACCAATAGCCCCGCCCGGCGATGTAGTCCCAATGCCTACCAGCCCGCCGGAGGTGATACGCATACGCTCGGTGCCGTTAGTGACTAAGCCTAACGTGTCGGCGGCAGGAAAATAAATGCCGGTGTTCGTGTCGCCGGTCGTCGTAATGCCCGGCGCGCTAACCGTTCCAGCCGGGAAGATGGCCGAGGTCGTAAACGTGGGCGACGTGCCAAGCACGACGGAGCCAGTGCCGGTAACAGCATATTCACCCAGCACGCCCGCGTTGTTATACAGCACGCGACCAGACGTGCCGCCGGTGATCGCCGTCGTGCCAACGTCAAGATCAACGCCGAGCGCAGTCGGATTCGTCCAAGACGTGACGCCCGATCCGTTTGTTGTCAGAATAAACCCGTCCGTGCCGCCCGTTGTCGGCAGCGTCATCGACCAAGTGCCGGCCGCAGCCGCCGTGTTGAGCGTCACAACGCCGCTTGATGACCCGGACAGACCAAGAGAGCCGGCCGTCGTGCCAGCGACACCCAGCGTCGGCGTGGCCGTCGCAGAGATCGTATTGAGCGCCGTCGAGGACAACAGCGTGCCAGCAGCCGTCGTGGCCAGCCCCGTACCGCCGGACGTGACCGCCAGCGGGGTCGTGAGCGTCAGGCTCGACGCCGCCATGGCGCGGCCAGCGGTGAGGTTAGCGATGGAAACTTGCTTCGTCGTGGCCGACTGCACAATCGGCAGAACTTCCGTGCCGTCTACCGGGGTAGTAGCCGCAGGAAGCTGGGAAATTTTTACGTCGGCCATTTATCTAGTCCTTAGAAAGAAGCAACGCGGTCTTGGAATGCCTTAATGCGGGCGTCGAGGGCATTACGATCTGATTCGATGCGAGCAAGATCCGCAGCGACTTTGGCTTCGCGTGCAGCGACTTCATTCTCGCGCACGGCGACAGCCGCTTCAGTCGCGGAAGCCGCCGCCTCGCGGTCAGCCATCGCCTTTTCAAACGCCTTTTCGCGCTTGGTCACGTCCTTGTCACGGGCGTCTGCGGCAGACTTAACCTCTTTGGCGTTAGCGTGCGCCGTCTTGGCTTCAGCGACCAGAGCGTCAGCCTGCGCCTGCGCAGCCGCCAATTCGCCTTTGGCTTTCTCACGATCCGCCAGCGCCGCTTCAGCCGCGCTCAACGCGCCCTGACGCTTGGCCAGTTCGTCGCGGACTTTCACATACTGCGCGAGGTCTTTGGGAAGCTGTTTTGTGAAATATTCAATCGGATCTACGTCCGACGATCCGCCGATGAATTGCATGATGACCTCAGACGTAATAGCTGACGTTGACTTTGGCGCTGCCCGTCGTTTCGATGAACTTAATCTTCTTCAGGTCGCCGTCATACTGGAAAATGACGCCCGCTTTAAGGAGCATACCGACCGACGCCGTGGGGTCAGTGCCGTCGTCGCGCCAGCGAACGTCCTGCGTCTCAGCGACGATCAGCGCAAAGTTGGCTTTCACGTCCATGCCGGAAATCGGATCGCGCGCCGGAACGGTAAGGCCCGTAGCCGAACTGACGGTAGCAAGTTGCTGGTAGCCAAGGCAGCAGGTAATGGCTTTGACGTTGGCAGTCACCTAGTATCTCCTTCGCTGGGCCATCGAGCGCAGCCATGCGAAATCTTGTTCGAGTCCGGTAGGAGCGGGGCCATAGTTAATTATAACACTGTAGCCGGTGATTGAATAGTCGCCCTTTTGAACCTCTAGCACACGCGCAAGCCGGATGTCTACATTCTGGCCAGTTAAAGTGTAGTAGCCCGTTCCAAGCGTCTGAATACGGGTTTTGATGATGTCGACGGGCTGTCCCGTGACCGTATAGCTGCCGTAGCCGGCGTTGATGGCGTTGCCGCGGTAGATGCCGACCGACTGCCCCGTGACCGTGTAAGAGCCGTAGCCGGCGTCGATTTGCTTGCTGCGCTGGAGGTCGACCGGATAGCCCGTTATAAAATACTCACCGCCGCAGCCCGATAGCTGGAGGATGACCTGAGCGATGATGTAGTCGCCGTCTTCGGTTATCAGCGGCCAGCCGCTTTCGGTCAGCAACCGGGCGTTATAGTCGAGGACGGCCCAGATCTTTTCGCCGTCTTCCGTAATCAGGAACTTGCCATCTTCGGCAAGGAGATACGCGCCGTCATCGGGCCCGGTGACAATGATCTTGTCGCCTGCCTGAGTAACTAGATAATCGCCGTCCTCCGTGAGCAGGAGGGAGATATAGAACATATCATCACGTCGCCTGGAAGGTGCCGTTGACCGAATCCATCACGACGGTGACGCTCTCCCCTGCTGACACAAGCTGGCTTGACCCGTAGTCCCAATAGGCGACGGGCGTGCTGGTCGTCGAATCCCACAGGATTGCGTAACGGAAAGTAAAGCCCGCGCCCGTAGCCGTCCATGCGGCCGGATTGTTGAGCGTCAGCTTGTAGACGCCGCCCGTTTGGGTCGCAGACGCCGTGGTCGCCGGGTTGCCGCCAGCCGTATAGCCGCCGGCGGTCGGCAGATCCGTCGTTCCAGACACAAACGTCGTGTCGGCCGGGTTGACCGTCGCCGCGAGCGCCACATACCACGCGTCCGTGCCCGAATTGATGCCCTCCATAAGAGGTTCAATGGCGGCCGGATACTTTGTGTATGTCGCTATCGGCATGATTTAGGCCAAAAATTTGAGTTTATAGAGCGTCGAGAGGTAAAGCGCGATAATTTCGTCGATGATGTTCTGGATTGCCGTATCGTCGTATTCTTCGCGCTCTTTTTCGACTTTTTTCATCGAATCTTCGAGAAAATCGACGACATTGTTGGTTTTTTCGGCCGAATGCAGCGTAATCGGCCCGATCAGGCCGTATCGACCCTGATAAGCCTCCGCCAGCGTGTCCGCTAGGTCGATCACGGCCGGGTAAAACTTACCCAGCGCCTTGTGTTTGGCGTAAGACCGCGTGTTGAGATGCACGGAATGCGTTACATCGCGCGCCAGGAACAGATGACCGATCAGATCCGCGCAACTCATTGACCCATCCCCTGCATTGGCGCGCTGCCGGGCACTATATCGCCCGAATCCAGCGCGGCCGCTATCGTTCCCTGCACTATATCCTGCACTTGCTCAGGCGTCAGGCCGCTCTGCATAGCCGACAGACGCTTCGTCTCGGCGTCGTAAGCCTTAATCTGCGCGTTCTGCTCGTCGATCTTCAGCTTCTGCATCTCATACGACTGCATGACCTGCTGGATCTGCTGTTGCGTCTGCTCCATGATCTGCGACATCTGCACGATCTGCTGGCGCATCATCTGGGCTTCCGGCGACTCGTCGGTGTTCTCCAGCACCTTCGGGTCGAGCATCTTTTCGAACCGCTTGGCCATCGTCTCAGCGCCCGGCCAGTCCATATTCTTGACGAACAGGTCGCCCGCAACGCCCCAGAGAGCCGGGTTCGTTTGCAGGATCTGACCCATCGTGTCCATCGCCTCCTGCTTACGAGTCATGTAGCTGGGGCCAGACGACACATGCACGTCATAGGTGCCGACGTTGGGATTGTAGATCTTCATGATCTCCACGCCCTGCTCGTCGACAACGCGACGCACCGCCTCCGGCTGGGCCGGGTTGATGCGCGCCATGTCGACTTCGCCCTCAACGTTGATGATGCGGGCGACGCGCTGCGTGTCGTAAATCTTCGGGATAAGGTCGACCAACTGCCGCGCGACGTATTTTATCGCCCGAGCAAGGTTGTCAACATAATGATATGTACTCGTGTCGCCTTGCCGCTCCCGAGCGAGGATCGCACGCCCCGTGCGTTCATTGGAGGTCGCCCCAATGCTACTGTCGTACTGGCCCGTGGTCGATTTAATATCTTCCCCTGCCCCCATT